TTCAAAGGCAACTCTCATTCCTTTGTCAACACTGAACTTTCTCATTGATGGAGTTTCATACTTAGCACTCTTTGAAATCTTACCAGTCGGAGTTTGTACAGCAATGTCTCCAAGTCTTTCCTTAGAAGATACCAAAGATCTCATAAGAAGTTTTGAGAATGCACCTTTGACTTTTTTCTTCATATCTTCCCACGAACTATAATGAGCATATGTAGAAAACTCTGTTGGAACACCTTTATCAAAAAAAGTTGGTTCAAAATCAACTTGAATATTTTTAATTGGGAGTCCAACGGCTTTAAATATTGTATTCTCTTGTGATGGGGAATTACCACCTGATCCAAGAAAAGTCATCTTACCAAACTTCTTGTCCACAATTCCTTTCAAAAACTTCTTTAACAATGGTCTTAATTCTTCTGGATATTGCAAATCTATATCCCCAATTGCTTTTTTATATTTCTTAAATTCATTATATGGTTTTAAAAAGAATAATCTAGTTGAACCAGAAAACAACTTACCATTCTTAATATTGTCATCAAAATTGGGGAATAGTGGTTTATCATTTTCTGCTTCAAACTCTTTATTCAATTCTCTAAGTGCGTCTACAATTTGTCTTTGAGTCTGGCCGTATTCTTTTGCTGATATATCTTCAATTGGGATCTTCTCTGCTCTCACGTCATTAACTACAACATTACCACCCATTTCTTTCTCCTTTCTTAAACTAACATTACCACCTTCAATTAAATGATGATTCTTATAATAAAATTTAAAAAAATCCATTTCTACTCCACGAAATAAAATTTGTTAAAGTCAAGACTTTCTTTTAGCATTCCTTTCATATAATCCCACATATCTTCTTTGTAACCGGTCAACTCTAAGAATTTCTCTTTATTATTATTTATCAATGTTTGTCTTACGAGAGTAGCTGAAGTGTCTTCTTTATCTCTAGGTACAACCAAATATTCCCCCATTCCAAATCCTTCCGCGTTTTCATCCGTGATAGGTTTATTATCCTTTTCATATTTTTTAAAGAACTTAGAAAGGGATTCTCTATCTTCTCCAACAATAAAAACTGGACGTTCAATACCTTTTCCAATAACTTCAGTAAACATTCTAATTGGAATAGAACTAGGGATTCTATAAAACTTTACATTAGGAACAGCTTTCTTTATAATTTCTTTTTTTTGTTTATCTGTGAATATATCTATATTATCATCTTTAACTTTTCGCGTTGGTGAAACAATTATAACGTTTTTAAATTTGCTGTTTGCAAAATCTAATAACTTACCATGTCCTCGTGGTCCTGTCCATGGAGAAAATTTACCAAAGATTACTCCAGTAGGTTCTATAGAGTTATCTATAATATACCTAACTTTAGAGTATTCTTTTCCTTTTACCGGGTATTCTTTTAGAGGCATTTTAAAATCCTTTAAAGAGTTTTTAAGGTTTTTTATAAATTTATTATAACATATTCAATAACATGTGTCAATAAAAATAATGGAAGATATAAAAAATCAATGCCAGCTATACTTGATAACTGGCATTTCAAATCAATGGTTTATATTATATTCAACTATTACTTATATTCAGATGGGATATCAGGAGATTTTACATTGTCAATCTTCTTAGGTGGCTTTCCTGGTTTAGCAGTCAAACTTGCGTTTGGTTCTGGTTTTTTAGGAGCCTTTGGAATTGAACCAGGACTTTCCATCTTCTTAGGTGGCTTACCAGGTTTGGCTGTTAAGTTAGCAGATGGGCCTGGTTTAGTAGGCGCTTTATCTGGTGAGTTAGTTTTTTCCATTTTTTTAGGAGGAGTAGATGGTTTAGAAGTTAATCCACCACCATTACCAACAGAATCTGGACTGTAAATTTCTTCTTCAAGATATCTATTAGCAAGAGAAGCAAAACTTAAAGATTCTTCAGCTCCTTCGAGTTCCTCTTCAGCATCTTCTGGTTCTTCAGCATCTTCTGGTTCTTCACCTTCTTTTTCTTCAGCTTCTTCTTCAGCTTCGAAATCGTCAACTTCTTCTTCAGCGCCCATAATAGAATCAGCTTTAGCAATATTCAAAGGATTATTTTTGATTTTACAAGGACATTCTTCTTCTGAATTATCACCACATTCTTCTTCAGATGCGACTGGTTGTAAATCTGCCATAGAAATTTCCATTTCTTCACCTTCGAAGTCTGCAATTTTAGCAATACCTGTTTCTGGATCAATAAAAGTTATTGTGTATTCTTCATCTCCGAAAAGAACTGTATCACCTTCTTCAAAAGAAGGAGTTGTTTCTACTTCATCTGATTCAAATTCCATTTCTTCTATTTGATCAAGAATGAATTTAGATTCTTTACCAGCAACATTTTTACATACAATATCAGAATCTTCAGTAATAGCAGTAACACTATACCAATTTTCATTAACCTTTACAAGTTTACCAATGAGTTTATTAAGGTCTAAACTATCATACATACTTCTTGGAGTTCCTGCATTTGCATCGAAAGCCATTCTACGCATAGGCATTTCTTCTTCGGCTTCTTCGTCATCACCTTCAAGATTGGCAATGTCTTCCCAATTAATTGCATCAGCATCTTCTGGTTCTTCACCAGCGTCTTCAGCTTCTTCAGCGTCTTCTGGTTCTTCAGCGTCTTCTGGTTCTTCACCAGTGGATTCAGCTTCTTCATCATTTGCTTCAGTAATTTTAGGTTCTTCAGCAGTTACAGCAACATATTCTTCTTCAGCTTCGGGTTCTTCTGGAGATTCTGGAGATTCTTCATCACCTGCTTTTTCAACTTTAAAGCCTTTGAATAAGTTTTCGAGAGAATCTACAAATGTGTTTGCTTCTTCTTCGGTTTCAAATTCATGTTCAGAATTTTCAAGACCGGTTTCTTCAGAAGGTTCAACAATTACTTTATTGTCTTCAACAGAAACTTTAATGATCTTTTCTGGTTCTTCGTCAACTTCTTCTTTAACAACTTTTTTTGCTTCTGCTTTCTTTTTCTTTTCATCAGCTTTTTTCTGTGCTGCATTTTCTTTTGAAATTGTAGATTCCATCTCTAAGTCAAGAGGGACGATAGCTCCTTTAGCACCTGCGCTGGATCCACCACCTTTTTGAACATCGTTATTAATGATGATACGAATTTCGCCTTCTGTAAGATTATTAATCTTTTCTACAACGTATTCTAAATTTTCTTTAAGAAAATCTACATCAATTGTAGATGGTGCAAATGTTTCGTTAATGTATTCTTTTTGAATTCTGTAAAGTGCAGTTTTTTTATCTGCATATTCATCATCAAAAGCTTCTTTAATTATTGCAACAACTTTATCCCACTTCTCTTTAATAAGTTTTTCTGAAGTAGATATATCATCGTTAAACTGTTCTTTAAGATAATTTGCAAATTCTAACATCTTATCTCTCCTATTTGTTATGTGAAATTTTAGTCTTCTTCTATTATATTTTTTTCTAGGGGGACTTCTATAATGTTTTCATATTCGAAGTTTAATTCTTCGAGTTCTTCATCTTCTTGATCAAGTCCATAAAATTCTTCGAAGTCTTGAAAATCCTCCAAATCATTTTCATCTAAATTATAGTATTCATTACTCATCTATAAACTCCTCATCTATATTTATAGATCTGAAGTTGAATTTGTGACTTATCTTCCAAACCATCTTTTGGTTATGTGGAAGAACGAAAACAAATTTGTTATGTGGCTCGATTTTAACATCTTCCACTTCAATTAATCCCCAGTTTTTTAAACAAAAAGCTATCGCATTTCTTCTTAAAATATCATCTTCACAAATAGCATTATATGCTGAATCTCTTGTCAACAAAAACATCTGTTTGAAATGAACAATGTATTGTCTTCCTTCACATTCATAAAGATAACAACTAGGATAAAGAATCTTTTTCTTTTTGTTTGCGATACCAATCCTATTTAATGTTTCTTTAATAACCTTATCATCTACCAACACTTTTACTTTAAGCAAATTTTCCATGTCCATTTTTCCTCCTAAACATTATCAATAACTACAAGTCCCAGTTGTTGCTTTTGTTTTAAACTTAATCTCTTCGTAAGTAAAATTAGCAGTAAAAGTAACTTCATCACTTACACCCATATCCAACGACAAAGAACCAAGAGTAGATAAAAAACACTCAGTGAATGACCACACTGCAATCGGTCTTTTTTGATTGTCAAGTATATTTAGATTAATTGACTTTATAGTATTTTTACGAAAAAATTCTTCATCTGTATTAAAATTACTAACTTGTCCATACTTAAGGGCTTGCATCCATTCAAATAAATTTATATAATTTTTCATATCTTCGGATAACTTAAACTCAATCTGAAGCTGAGAAAGATCAAAATTAGCTCTAACACCAGCTTCTGGATGTCTTACACGAAAACCCATCATATCAGAATATATTTCTTGCATGTTATAATCGGGAAATACTACACTCTTAATATAATTATCATAGAGTTTCATATCTCTCAATGCACCCAGTGATGGCAAATTAGAAAAGTTTAATTGCCACTTATCATTATGAAAAACATTTGGAAAGTTTACTGAAGGACTTGGTGTTGTCATTTTATATTAATTCCTCTATTTCATCATCCGTTTCTTTAACCATACCTCTTAAGATTTCAAAATTAAAATCATTAGGTAAAGCCTCAAATTTACATTTAATAATATCAACCTCTACTTCTGTTTCTAATATTTCATTGTAAATTTCTATTTCTTTTTGACGTTCCTTAAGAACATCCTCATACTCTTTTACTAATTCATTAACTTCTTGCTGACACTTATTTCTATCAACATCTGATTCAAAATTACCATCATTATAAGAAATAATAATAGAATTCTTTATTACTTCAAACTCCTTATACTTCTCTAAAGAAGTTTCTCTTGCCTTTAATAAATCAGAAGCAATCGGTTGAAGATTTGATATTGTTCTAGAAGCCGCAAAGTTAAACCTCTTATCATACTTATCAGATCCCAAATCAGGATAACTTTTCTTCAAAGTATAAACATAACCAAACACCATTTCATTTGTCAATTTTTCTCTCATAAACTTTTCTCCTTTTTAATTAACTGATTCATATGTAAAAGTGAAATCTAAAACATCGTCAATTCCAAAAGCACCACGAGAAGGTTTTTCTATATGAATTCTATCTCTACTATTATAATTAATAGCAACTCCGTAAATAACACCCACGAAATTTACATTTG